GTTAATCCACCAATGACCTGCAGAGGTGAATGGATAGTTATCAGCTACATACTGACATCCTTCCATGACCCTTGGATCATTGATATAGTCAGAGAAGTACTGGTAATTTGCACGTCCAGTTAGTTGCAAGTAGCCGGCTCCTTTGTACAAGGGACCGTCACCTGGTTGTGTGTTTCCGATGTCTGTACGACCTTCAAGGTACCATCCATCAGAAAGCTCCACCTTCCATTTACCACCTCCTGATTCATGTCCAGTTTGAGATAGGAAGTGACGGATGCGAAAGGGAGTCGTGATGTTAAATCGATCGAGACATTCATTTAGTTCATCAATTTCACGGTCTTCAATTAGTCCTTCAGAGCATTGCCAGATACCAGCCAGTTGTGTCTTATTGACATACTGTTGGCATTCAGGTTTACTCCTGTATAGCTCAGTAAACCTTGCAAGTACACCAGCTTCAGTGACTTCTTGTAGGTAAGACCAAGCTTCATCTTGATGTGCCTCACGTTTATAATACTGAGCAGCATCTGTAAGTTTAATCATCTTTGTCTATCAAGTAAAATCTTTCAAGCCGCTCTAATCTCAACATTAATGCCTCTAGCCTAATTTCTGATCTAATAGCACTAGTAGAAGGTCTAATTGTTCCTTCATCACTAATCAATGAATTCTGTGTACTTTCAAGATCACTTATTACATACTGCATGTTTTGTATTTCCGTAAACATGTAGAAGAGTAATGAGCTAGCTCCAGTTCCAGCAGCTGCGAATAAACTATTAAATCTTTGCGGAGTCTTTGGAGGATCAGTTTTAATTTGTGGCTTAGTTTCTTCTTCCATTATTTCTCTGCAGCGTATAGGGCAAATGATTGAGCAGTTATGTACATCATTAGTTCTCCTACTCTATCACCAGTGCATTTCTCAGCTCCAGTTCTAAAGCATCCATAGAGAACTCCTGTAACTATTAATAACTGAATGGATATAACACTGGCGACCAAATAGAAGGCCGCTCGTTTCATTAGAAGACAGTATCAATATGCATAGACAATCCTGAACCAGTTCCACCAACATTAGCCGGATCGACTGAGACTGTGTCTCCTACTTTGTAACCAGTTCCACCATCTTGGAAGATAATGAATACCCAGCTTCCTGAAAGATACTGACAATCAAGTGTAGCTCCAGTTCCTGAACCACCTGTTACAGGTACATTATTGTAAGCACCTTCTGTGTATCCTGAACCTTCACTGATTGTAGAAGCACTAGCAATGCCTCCTGTTGCTTGTACTACAACAGCATCAGGTGAAAGTTTCAAACAACCTGCTACACGTTCTGCATCTGTACCGTTGTCTGGATTGTCATGTGAATTGGTTGGTGCTTGTACATTGCCAGGGGGAAAAGGAGGATCCGTAGCTTTGTGAACCATGTATTCAACTGTAAGTCCTGAGTAAGTCATAGTAATTAGTTAGTTAGTTAGTTTAAGCATTTACCAGTACAAACCCTATGTTTGACTGTGGTGAGTTGGATGAGTTTGCACTGTAGACAGCACATTGAATCTGTGTCTGTCCATCTCTGATAAAAGTGTAAGTTGCTGATGACTGATTGTCAGGAGTATCTAGTTGTGCATTACCACTCCTAACCGTCCACTTATAGGTAAGGTCAGTAGCATCACCACCAGTCACTACAGCAGTGAAGGTTTTATTACCCATAACTGCTGATGCTGTGGAGTCAGGGTCAATAGTTACTGTTCCAATGGTTGTTGGAGGAGGAGGAGGAGCCGGTGGTACATAGTCCTTCCCACCAGCAACAGTCTTTGTATATCGTGAGACATAATCAGTCTCCTGATAGGTACGATTATATTTAGTACCAGCACCAGGGTTCCTGATTATCTTTGTGTATCTAGTGGGTGACGTTGTTCCAGTCACCAGCTTCTCGTGTGTCATTTATCCAATCGTAGGAGTGTTTAATGCAACCTGAGTAGTTTGGGATGTTGCAAGATCCAAGGGGAAGTTATGTGCATTACGTTCATGCATCACTTCCATACCTAAGCCAGCCCTGTTGAGGATGTCGGCCCAAGTATTGACGACATGTCCTTGATGAACAATTGACTGATTGAAGTTGAATCCATTGAGGTTGAAGGCCATGGTGCTAACTCCAAGAGCAGCAAACCAGATACCAACAACAGGCCAAGCAGCAAGAAAGAAGTGCAAACTACGACTATTGTTAAAGCTTGCATATTGGAAGATGAGCCTGCCAAAGTAACCATGTGCTGCCACAATGTTGTAGGTCTCTTCTTCTTGTCCGAATTTGTATCCATAGTTTTGACTTACCTCTTCTGTTGTTTCACGAATGAGAGAAGATGTAACCAAGCTTCCGTGCATAGCCGAGAAAAGGCTCCCGCCAAATACACCGGCAACACCAAGCATATGAAAAGGATGCATAAGAATATTATGTTCAGCCTGGAATACAAACATGTAGTTGAAGGTGCCACTAATGCCCAAAGGCATTGCATCACTGAAAGAACCTTGTCCAAATGGATATACTAAAAATACTGCTGATGCTGCTGCTACTGGTGCACTATATGCAACGAAGATCCATGGGCGCATACCTAGCCGGTAGCTAAGTTCCCATTCCCGTCCCATGTAAGAGTACACACCGATAAGGAAGTGGAAGATAACAAGTTGGAAAGGGCCTCCGTTGTAGAGCCATTCGTCGAGGCTTGCTGCCTCCCAGACCGGATAAAAGTGGAGTCCGATTGCATTTGAAGACGGGACAACTGCGCCCGATATAATGTTGTTTCCGTACAGGAGCGATCCTGCAACTGGTTCACGTATGCCATCGATGTCTACGGGGGGTGCTGCCACGAAGGCAATTACAAAGCAGATGGTTGCTGCCAATAAAGTAGGGATCATCAACACACCAAACCAACCAACATAGAGTCGGTTGTTAGTTGATGTCACCCATTTACAGAAGTCGTCCCAAGTATTTAGTTTTTGTGGTCTTGAAAGAATAGCGGTCATTTAAATAATAGTTCATGTTTTTATGTTCTGTTAAGTAAGATCCGTTTTAGGCCAGGACAGGCCAGAACTGGAGGGAGAGTCGAACTCCCTCTACACCATCAGTTGAGTCGTGTGACTTTTACATCAGCCACTCCCACGTCATACATACCAATACGTTGAGCTGTACCTAGACTTAGGTCTAGCTCTCGTGCACCAATGAATGGACCACGATCTGTAATGGTTACCAACTCGCAAGTCTGATAACAAACGCTAAGTTGGGTTCCGAATGGAAGTGATTTGTGAGCAGCCGTAGCCGCATATTGATTAAATCTAGTGCCGCTAGCTGTGAGGTTCCCATTGAAACCTGGACCATAAAAACTAGCGAGCATAAAAAGTGTTGCACCTATACCTATCATATTTAGTAATTAACATTAGAACGATCCAACTTGTCAAATACATCCTGTCGGTAAGCAGGGTCAGAGTCATAGCGAGGATCACTCATTGCTTGCATGACTTCTGCTTGACTACGGAATACATTTGCTGGATCAGATGGAGCCGAACCACCAGTCAGTAGTTCACCTTCTTGACCATTTGCATATCGGTATGCATTCTTGAGTGCTTGAATAGCAAACATTGCTGCTGCTGCATCTCCTGAATCCATAACGTGGTCATACATATCAATCTCTTGTTGAGAGAAGTTATCATTAGCCCAAACCAACATCTCGTCGTAGACTTTCTCACCTCCGGCTTGATTCATTAAGACTTCAACTGTCTCATCATTAAGGGGATAAGGATTGTCCTCCTGTTCATACTCCTCTTCTGATTCTTCTTCAACTACTTCTTCTTCTTCACCAGTCTCTTCAACTACCTGTTCTTCATTAGTTGATTCACCTAGCTTACCTTGTAGTTCAAGGTATGCCTTCTCTAGTTCTTGAGCATCGGAATACTTACCAGCCAGTAGTTGTTGTTCTTGCTGTGCTAGTTGTTCACCTACTGCTAGTGAGTTCTGTTCATCTTCTGTGAATTCAGGCTGATCCGCTGGAGTAGGATCATACGTCAATGTCGCCATGATAATTAATTGGATTTTGGGTGATTACTTCTAGTCCTCCGAGGCCAACCTTTGTTACTGATTGACCTGGACCTCGTACTGATTTACGTTTACCAATACGTTCTTTCTTCATGTACCTATCATCATTCAGAGGTACCATATGTTCTGGTGGTACATACTCACCAGGTTCTTTAGCTACATATTCTTCATTACGAATCTGTGCTTCATCTTTAGGCTTGTTGGCCTTGGGGGTTTTGGTTTTGGGCATTGAATTCCATTGCTTTTTCTTCTGTTTGTGCAAACGCTCCAGCTTGTTTGGTTAGTTCCATCTGCTGTTGTGCTTGCATCTGTTGATCCTGTTCTGCCTGTAGATCTTCTTTGGATTTAATAAGACCCATCATGTCAATACCTTGAGCTGCAGCTAATCGCTTCATCAGTTCTTCTGGATTAACATATTTCAGGACAGCTTCTGGACCTAATGACTGAGCAACTGTTTGCATGAATTGCTGTAGAGCAACTGTATCTTGACCCCTACCTAATGCATTAACACCAGCAACGATTGTTGGTGACACTAAACCTTTAGGTAGCTTAGGGATCTTGCCTGCTTTTTGGAAGACACTTAGCTTCCTGTTCAGGTATGGCACTAAGAATTCAACAGTCAACATAGAGAATAAACCTCCTAGTTGTTCTTCTAATTCTTGTTGTGTCATCCTTACTTCTTCTGCAGTTGTCCTTTCACTTTGACGTACTGACAAGATAAGGAATGCTTCAGATAAACGTCGCTCCAATGATTGAGCCATCTCTAATGCAGTTCTAAAGTCAGCAGTTTTACCTACTTGAACCACACCAATGTCATCAGGTCTTCCTTGGACGATTGCACCGTTGCCTGCAGCGGCCA